TAGTTTGCGTCATATAATCTATTTGATTTTGATAAAGGACTTTGATTTGATGCACTATAATCATCTCTATAAATCTCATATCTCTGCCCCTGAACCCAATCAACTCTCCTTATTATCCTTCTTATATTTGCAGACGAAACTTTTTTACCAAAACTCATTGTATCACCAACATGAGCACGATAAGAAAAACTATCTATTGGTGCAGGAGTTTCTCCCTCATCATTCCATCCAGTTGTTCTACCAAATCCTACTCTACTAGTTCTCTCTGTTCCTTTTGGATTTGCTAATCCTACAAAGACATAGTATGAATTATTTGTATTTTCAACTGACTCTACAAAATTATTTGCGTTTAGAATTCTAAACTGATCAGTAACTATTGCTGGCATCGACTCTTAACTTTTCTTTTTATTTATAGTGGTTCATCTATGAAAGTCCAAATACTCTAATTGCACCAGTTGATCTTAAACCCCTCACTGAAGGATCTCCAAAGTATTTTCTTTGTATAGTTGGGAAGGTTGATAATCCCGCATCAACTGTTAATCCTGATACACCAATTGCAATTGGATTAGATGAACGTTTAAGATCATTTCCATATAATCTTCCCCAATGGAACTCACCAACAGAGGTTGTAAGTCCAATATTTCCAGGATCAAAGAAACCTTCTGTATTAATACCTGCTATTGAAGCATTACTATCTGTGTGGAGATGAACAGTTACTATACCGATTGCACCATTTTGATCTGGTGGGAATTGAACAATGTAAACATTATCAAGGAATTCAGTTCCAATACCGACTGTTCCACCTGCATTTGTACCAAATACTGATTTTGTTCCATTTCCTACTGATGTTTTATTGACAAAAATTGGATATCCTTGCTTGAGAAGATTTGGTGTGTCTTGAATGGCATATTGGTTATTTTTATTTTTGGTAACTGCATAATAGAATAATTTAAGTGCAGATGGATTAGAACCATTTCTATTTACCTGTTGAATGCCTGTAATTATACCAGTAAAACCTTGAACATTTTGAATACTTGTAATTTTTTCAGTTTCAAATATAGGATCTTCTATGATAACTTGTGGTGGATTTGATTGTGAATATCCAAAACCTGCATCAGTTATTGTTACAGTACTATCAATTGATCCATTGACTACATTAATTGTTGCTGTTGCAGTTGTTCCAATACCGACTCCAACTTCAGGAGGACTGCTTATCTTAACACTAACTGTGCCACTATAACCTGATCCTGCCTCTGTAATATCTAAATCCGTAATAGTACCTGTAGCACTGACTATCGCTGTTGCTGCTGCACCTACATTAGTAGTCTCACCATTTGATATGAGTGCATCAACTTGATTATCAGTTGATTGACTATACCTATCTTTTTCAAATAGGAATGATGTAGCATCATCAACGAAAATACCATCATCATTTCCTGTGCCTGGACCATTTGTTGTTGTTAAATCACCAATTATTTTTGCAGTTGGGTAAATTTGTGGTTCAAGGGATGATCTTGTTTTTGGTATTATCTCTCCATTGATTATAATATCTACCTTTTGTTTTTCAAATCTTACAGGTTTTTCATCATTCAGATTAATTCCACGACCTGTATATACGTCAGTTTCTACTTGATCTGCACCTAATATTTGTTTGACAACACGATTGTTTTCTTGAGTTGAATTATCACCAAGAGTTGATATACCAATAGCATCATTTCTTAATACTCTAAATTGATCACCTGTTTTTATTTCTTCTTGAATATCTTTAATTTCAACATCAACCCCATCTTGTCCTTTATAGAAGAAAATATCTACATGATCATGATCGTTTAGATCAGGACCTGACTCTGGACTTGGTGGTTCTTTAAATGTGAAAGTGGATCCACCCTCAAATTGATATGAAATGCCAGGTTGTTGTAATACACCATTTACAAAGATGAGTAAAACAGCATCAAGATCAATTAATTGTGATTGAGTATTTGTGTCGTCTTTTTCAAAACTTAGAATTTGTCCGTTAAAGAATAATGGGAACCTAACTCTTGATCCATCTTGTAAATTCTTAATATCATCAATATAATCAATTTCACCAAATTGCCAAGATGAGAATTTATCTCTAAAGGTATCAATTACTTCTAATTCAAATTCTTGTATTGGTTCAGTTAAATGTGCAGCAGTTACTAATCCTACTGGTCTGAATTTATCTCCCCTCTTAAATGAGTGACCTGGTCTAGAAATTTTGAATTTACTTATTTCAAATAATGTAGAACCAATACCAACTGTTGTAGATGATGCACCAACCTCAACATCAACAAGTAAGTTTACACCTGTATCAGTTGTAGTGCCAATACCTATTCTTGATAATCCTTCAACCTCAAGATTTTCATAGATTGGTTCTGGAATAATCAGTTCAGGATTAACATAACTTGTACCAGCGGAGACAATATTGAATGCTAAAGTTCCTCCAAGACCAACAGTTGCAGTTATATTTGCACCTGTTCCACCACCACCGCCTTGTCCAACAAAAATTGTTACTGTATTTGTTGTTGTAGATGTTATATCAGTAACGATACCAGCGATGGGATCTCCATTAGGATTACTTGTGATTGATACTGATCTTGGATATGGGTGGTTTCCAAAGAAATTATCCTTAGAGCATTTAAACACAATTCCGCCAGTATCAATACCAATTTTGTTACTGGTAGTTAAATTATGATTTGGTATTGTTAATATTAAATTACCTGTATGAGAAATATATTCTGCATTAGTTGCTGTATAGGAAGAACCGTTAAAATTACCTAATTTTATAGATCCAATACCTGCACTTACAAATCTATGTTCATAAGCAATATCTGTTACACCAATAGAAACTGTTGTTCCACGATATCCTGATCCAAAAGTATTATTTGAGAAGAACTCTATGGCATTACCACCACCCTCATAAGTATGGGCGATAGTGCTTGGTCCTGCTTGTACTTCAAATGATCTTTCAGAAACTATTCCTGTTAAGAATAACGGTCTTTCATGATCTTGGAATATTGTTGTGGTAACACCACTGTATCCAACACAACTAAATTCCAGATCTTTTAAATGTACTGTGCTTGGTCTATTTGGTGCAAAACCGTGAACTTTCTCTGTTGTAACTGTTATAATTCCAGTGATATTATCATAAGAAGCAGTTTGGATTCCTAAACTAATTCCAGATGTTGTCCCAATACCAACTACATCAGTAATTCCACCATCAGCATTCTTAAATAATGATGCCTTTGCACCAACCAGAGGAGCATATCCAAGACCTGGTGTTGATGCAAGTGATACAATGATACCACCTCTGGGCACTTGGTTTTGATTTATATCAAATTCAGAGATAATAAATTGTCCATCTGCTGATGTAATTCCTGTAAATTGTACAGTCGAAATACCAGCAGTTGTATCTGCTATGATATTATAATTACCATTTGGATTATTAGATGTTGATGGTTGTTGGAATATTCCATTAATGAATAACACACCATTACCTAAACCTATACCAGCGGAAGTATTAGCACCACCTACTGTTAATGAATATGTTTTACCTATACCAGTAAAGTCATCAGAAACATCATCAAACAACATATTTGTTGTATAATTTGATCTTAAGAATGTTCTACCACTAAAAGTTGCTTTGACAAATGGTAAATTTGTATCTGCTCTTCTTGATCTTTGGTTTCCTTTAGGTGGTTCTATAAAATGAACAGTGCTTCCGATAATATTGAATGAGCCTCTATGTATTCTCGCTTCATCATTTTGTGAATGTGAACTGGCAGGAATTCCTAGAACTCCTCTCTTAACTTTAACCACAGGTAATGTGCTAATTCCGAGAGAAACATCAGTTGCATCATTAATAGTGCCTTGAGGTAAACTTGCAAAACCAACACTTTCAATCGCCATAAATTCATCATTTACTTTTAAAATATCAGTAGGATTAATTGAACTTATACCACTTAAAACAAATTGTGAAGTTCCAGCACCAATATTTGCATCTAAATTATGAGCAATTTTTGTAAATGTTATCGGTTGTTGAACGACTCCATCTAATCCAATGATTGTTTTAGTGAGTGCTTTTGTCATTGTCAATTTGTGTGCATTTCCAGCACCAAATCCAGTCACGTTTATAGGTTGTCCAGATGCAACATATTCAGGTCGAGAAAATAGTTGAATATTATTTTCATCTGTTACTTTTGCATAAACTGTTGATGGTAATAAAGTTGTAACAACTCCTGCAACATTTGCTGTTGCACCAATTGATATCGCTGTAGCTGCTGTACCAATAAATGTTGAGTCTGGTGTATATGTTAATTGTTCATTTGTACTAAAGAAATGATTTGGAATATTAAATGTTTCACTAACACCTAAACCTGTAGATGTTGTTGAAGATGGAACAAATGATTTTTCATAAATTGGTATATTTTTATACTTAAGATCAAATTTTGTTTTATTCGCTCTATTACCCTCTAGTCCATCAAATGTATCTAAGAAAAGTTTTTGAGTAACAGGTCCATATACAAGATCATTTGGTGTATTGTCAAAATCACTTTGTGTGTAGAATATCTGATTAAATGCTTGAACTTCAATAAGTGATGTAAAATTAGAGTCTGGATAAAATTTAAGATCAATATTATTACCATTAATTTCACCACCAAAAGTTCCAATACCAGAGGTTGATCCAATTGAAACAAATGGATACTGCACTGTCAATACATCATTATCATCACGAATTGTTATAATTTGATGCACTGCTGATGTTTGACCAGAAGAAACTCTAACTAATGATTTTACACTTGTATCAAAATCTTTAAAGATAGATGCATATGTAATAACAGAATTAGTACCAGTATCATAATTTGATTGTAATCTAGCACTTCTTTCAGCACCTGCTGGTTGTCCTAATGCATTAAATCTATAAGTACCAATTCCAACAGTCGTTGTTCCAAGTCCAACTATATTTGAACGTGTCTCAAAATCATTTGCCCTATCGTTTATTATTTGTAATTTAATTAAATCATTTTCAAACTTTGCAGTTATGATACCAACCGCACTATTACTTGATGCTAAATTTTTATCAATATAAATTTGTGATAGTGAAGTGTTTGTTCCATCAAAATCAATAATCACTTCATTATAATTTACATCTTTTGATACCGTATCTTCAACATACACTGTTGCAAAACAAGCATTAAAATCTGTTTTTGCAAATTCAGCGATTGTTGTAGTTACATTTCCAACTCCAGTAGGTGCTATCTTATTAATACCAAATAATTTTGTATTACCTATAATATTTGTTGCATTACTTGTTTTAGTAATATCAGGATTTATTTTAAGAATTTTTAAATCATGATCTTTTGTAAATTTATCAACAGGTTCAAATAGTAAATTTTTAACATTTCCTGATGTTATGTCTGTTTTAAAAGATCCGAGTCTTACGTTAGTAAAATCAGTTGATTTTTCAAATAATATGATTTTAGTTTGATCTGTTAATACAACTAATTCAGTGAATTGTGCATCATTAGTATCTGGATCTATGATTTGTATCAAATAGTTTCCTAATTCTGCTGTTACTTGATCCAAAATTGTATCATCATTTGCAAAACCAACACTTGAAAATTTGTCAGAAATATCATCATGAACTAAAACACGATTAGATATACATCTTGTGAAATCTGTTAATGTTTTATTTGAAAATAATAATTGTTTAGATTTAAGATTACTATTAGCATCTTCTAATACATTAAAATCTTTAACAAAATCAAAATTATTTGTAGCATCAACTCTTCTTGGATCATTGGTCAAATCAATTATTAAAGTTGATACAGTGTTAATAGTTGTTCCGATTCCAACTTTTACATTATTTTTTACCTCAGTATCAGAAAAATTCTTCAATCCAGATGGGTGAACTAAACGATTTACAGGATTTACTAATTGATCCCATACAATAGGACTTTTAATTGAATAAGATAAATTTTGATAGTAATCATTATCTGGTATTACCTGATAATCTTCACTTAATTTACCAGTATCATCCAACCATCCATATTCTTGTCTACTTGAAAAATCAATATCGAATTTTGCTTTATTTTCATTTAAAGAAATAATTTCTGCGGAGGTTCCACTTATGTTACCAGTGATACGATCTGTTTTTTTAATTAATGTCAATCCATCAACTTTTACATAATCATCTCTTATTTCAACAATTGATAAGTCACTTTGTACATTATTTACATTAAGATTTTCGCCTAAATCAAATTGACCTCTATTTTGAATGGGTCTGATATCTGGATACTTATCTTTATTGATTAAAATAGCAAAACCAGATTGGAAAGTTTTTGCAATACCAGGATTAGTTGAGAGTCCAGCAATACTAAATTTAAGGACTCTAGGATTTGCATTTAAATAATCAACTACTTTAAAGAACTGATAATTATAATTTTCTGAATTGAATCCATCTCCAAGTGTAGTTGTGCCTATACCAACACCACCTTGTGTTCCTATTCCTGCTTCACCTACTTGCAATATTCCCTCTACAAATACTTCATCATTTATTGCAAAAGGTTCAGTTGGAAAACCATTAGTTGGTGTTTCTAAGTAACAAGTAACAATTCCACTAGGACTGGTTTCAACAGAATTTATTCCAACTCCATTAGAATTATTGATTGCAACTACTCTATGTTGTATCGAGTCTAATCCATTAATGGGAGCAATTACTTCAACATCTGATATAGTTTGATTTGGTACAACAGCCTGTAATGAACTGTTATTTACGACAATGTTTTTAACAGGATTAAAAACTAATAAATCTGGAGCACTTGTATAATCTAATCCACCACTGACAATATCTACTGATGTTACGACATCTAAATTATCAATATTAACAATCGGAGGTATAAATGCCTCTGGACTTAGTGTTTTGTCTGATGAATATTCATAACCAATGTCTAAAATTCTACTTTTCTTAATCTTACCAATATCATTTGATAAAACTTTTATATTTGCATCTACACCAGTTTTACTTTTTATAGATTTAAATTTAGGAATTCTTTTGAAATTAAATCCAGAAGAAATAATTCTAAAATCTTTTATAGTTCCTGTAACATTTTTTGATGATGTTGAGTATTCAATTTTATCACAATCGGTATCATCATATCTTAAAAACTCTGGTTCTAAAGGTGAAAAATCAAATGTTTCATCAGTAACATTAGAAATTTTAAATTTACTATTATAAACACTATCAATAAATAAGATTTCATTATTATTTTCAACATCTGTATCAGTTGTGCTTATAAACCCACCCTTTGATATTCCATAATATAATTTTGTTGGTGTAGAATTAGTAAATTTTATACTTAATCTTGCACCCTCTGGATCAGTATTATTAGTACCAATACCAATTGTTCCAACTCCTACTACATTAAAATCATTAGAGTCAACAGAACTATTATATTCATTAGTTAAATTTTGGTCATAGTATATTTTAAAATCAAATCCTGCTAAAGTAGTGCTTGAAATCCCAAATGTTAATTTTTGATTTTTTACAACTTTAATTTGTGGGTTTATTGGTGCAATAGATTGATTAGTACCAGTTCCAGCAGTGATAGGTAATAAGTTTACTGGAGTAACACTAACATCCTTCAGAGTTTTACCTAATTGGAAATATCTATCGTTAATTTTATATACAAAATACGATCCAGTTCCTAAACCAGTTGCATTACCGTCATAAAAAACTTTATCACCAGTTTTAAATCCATGATCTTCAATATCAATACGATTAGTTTCTACATCACTTGAGGTAAAATCAATAGGGTTTATAATTAATTTTTCAAATTCTGAATTATATCTAACATCAATTGGTGTTGTTGTGCCTATACCTACAGATATGTTAGGTAGAACTGTCATATCTACAGTATCACCATTTTTAAGATTATGTGTAGTAGTTCCTGCAGCAGCAACTTTTGTTGTGACAGTGCTTATGATTTTATCAAAATCACCAGTTACTTGTACATTCTGTGCTGTAAGTTTATATAAATTTGTTCCAACACCTGTTACTCCTCCATTATTGAAGAAAAATAAACCTTCAGTTGTATTACCAACACCTGCAGATGTTGTAACAATACCTATGTGATCTTCATCTTTTTTGATAATAAACACATCAGTTGTTGTTTCTCCTTGGAAAGGTAATGTAAATGTATCAGATGGAGAAGGAGTTGGTGAAACATTAAATTGTGAATTAGAACCAGCAATATCAGATGTTGATAAACCGACTTTTT